TCTTGTGGGCACGTCGGATGGTTCAAATCCCTTTTGAATAAACGCGCTAATTGGTAGGCGATAAAATATTGCACCGTTTTCCATAATAGCATGCCATAGTATGGCCCTTCCCGTAAGTGCAGATAGACCGAAGATAATACAGTCTTCAACTTCGCCATGATGTTTTTGTAAGTCATAAAGATACTCCCTTTTTATTTGTGCATAAGTCGGTGGTATGTTTACATTTAAGTATGCCATAGTTATTCCTCATTTGATTGAACCCCAATTGGGACCAGCTTCGTAGTCTACTTTATTTGGTATCTTTAAGTCAACTGCGTTTTCCATCACATCTTTTATTTTAGCCGCTTCCAGGTCATTGATAACAGATATATCTAATTCATCATGTACCTGTATATGTGGAGTGATACCTTCTTTGTACAATTCTAACATAGCCTTCTTGGTCATATCAGCTGCTGATCCTTGTATAAGTTTATTTAAAGCTTTGTAGGTAAATGCTCGACGTGTTGGATTATTATGCCAGTAATTCTTTTTAGGATTACCGTCTTTGTCTTTTAATATTTCATCTTCATCATCTTTTAAATATGGTCCCATATTTTGTAGATCCTGCATACGCTCTTCGTCTTCAGGTGGTATGTATTTACCCCAGTCACTGCCACGTAGTATCGGTTCGTATTTAGGAAATCGACATCGTCTACCCAACAAAGTTTTAATCTGTCCTTTGTTAGCCGCAGCTTTCATAACTTCATTCATTAATTGTTTTACGAATGGAACTCTTGAGTGATACTTATCAAATAATTCCTCTGCTTTAAATTTAGATACACCCAACTCTGCTTGTAGTTTAGCTTTACCCATACCATAAAACAAACCAAGGTTGATTACTTTAGCTTGTGATCTTGGTATCTCTGCCATCTCTGCAACTATTTTGTGAAAGTCTGTTGATGAATCTGTATCGTATGAGTCTGCAATTGTATTTACAGATGGTAAACCATAACGTAGTGCATAGTGTGCAACAAGTCTTGGTTCTTGTTGCGAGTAATCAAAACAACCCCACTTGCATCCTTGTTCAGGTATAAATAAACTTCTTATCATTGGACCTAAGACAGGATCACGTGCAGGTATTTGTTGTAGATTTGGATTAGCATAACTAAATCTACCTGTGATAGTTCCTCCATCATCAGATCTAATTTGATTTATCTCTGCATGAATTCTACCTTTGTGTTCGTGTTTTAATATTGTATCAATAAACGTTGTATTTATTTTATTAATCTTTCTTGCTTCAGCTATCTTTTGTATGATAGGATGCTCGTGATTTGAAAGGAAATTTTTAGTAAATGATGGCTCACCGGATTTCGCAGTACGTTCGTAAGATAGGTTTAGTTTTTGAAAAACTTTTTCGATCGATCTTGCTGCCCATATTTGAGTATCTATTCCTGTTTCTTTTTGAACTTCTCGCAATAACATTTGCTCTTGTCCAATTAACTCCTTACGCAATTCGTAAGCTCGTTGAGTATCTACGCGAACGCCTAGGTAACGCATATCAACGAGACAAGGAAAAAGATCCGTTTCAAGATTAAAAATATCTTCTAAATCATTTTCAATTAATAATTTTTTTACATGCTGCCAAAGTTTAAAAGTTAACTCAGCATCTTTCTCAGCATACGCTCCAACTTCATGCGCAGGTAATCTCCACATGTCAGCTTTTGCATCTAGTCCTCTTGACTTTGCAGCTTCGTTTAATGCACGTTCGTTTTTACCTTCGTTTAAGAAATGCCAAGACAAAGTATTTAATGTGTATGAAAATCTGTTTTCATCTAGTAATGAACACGCAATCATTGTATCCACCACTAACCCATTGATATTTAAGCCTAAACTACGTATCCAACATACATCATACATAGCGTTGTGAAATATTTTTGTAGCTGAACATTCAAGAATATCTTTAAACCATTCTAAAGTTTTGTCCCTGTTCATATTGGGTCCTTCTTGGTGGGCAATAGGAAAATACCATTTGTCATTGTATGTAGCCACAGCTATACCAACAACCTCACCATTACCAATAACTGCACCAGATCCTTTTGATTTTAAATCTGGATCTCTTGTTTCCAAGTCTATTGCAATCTCATCGTAAGATCTAAGATCTGGATACTCTGTAGGCTGAACCCATTCTGTTTGAGGCAATATCATTTATTCTTCATGTCTCTCATTTTTTTTAATTCTAACTGGCAATAGTGTATTATCTTTTTAATATCCTCTGCTCCACCTTTACGTTGATAGCGGCAAACGTATTTAACAACGTTGCCTTGAAAGAACGATAGATCGTTTTTAGAAATAAACTCGTAAGGTTGAATAGGAAACTTTGTGTAGTGATTCCCGCCGACCTGAGTATATTGTGGAAACGCTTCGTCCAATATATTTTTATCTGTCATAGTTGATACTCCCTTAATTTCTTTTTTGCTCTCAGTTTGTATAGATTATTTCTTGCTCTCGTAACTCCAACATACCACACTCTATGCTCTTCATCTTGTTTGTCAACACTTGATTTAATTCCTTGTTGTACGGTACGACCTTGGTGCAAAGATAAAATTACATTATCTTCTTCACCACCTTTTATTGCATGGATAGTTGACAACCATATTCTTGCTTTCTCTTTTAAGTTCTCCTTTGATGCAATTAAATTTCTTAAATATAAAATTTCTTTTTGATCTGCTACAAACTTATCATACCATGGAATTTTAGCATCCCAGTTACCTGTGGGTATAAATTCTTTCACTGCACTTATTTCTTTTTCATCTAACAGTTCACCCATTGTCCATTTTGTGTATGCTACTGCAGCTTCATACATACCAACTTTAAAACTTTTACCTTTGTTACTTTGATAGTAAAAATTTTTACGTTTTAAATCTTTCATAATATCTAACAAATTGCTTTTAGTTCTTGTGAGTATTAGCCACTTACCTTGTGTTAAATTAACTTGGTTAAGATCAGATATGTATTGTGACTCACCCACATGGCTCCTTGGTCTGTAATATTTTATTTTTCTAACGCCTTTTATTTTTGCTATTGGATATCTTGATTCTCCTTGCACTGCTATAGATATACGTCTAGATTGTTTTAACACGATCTCTTTTGCAGGTTCTTTCACAAATCTTTTGACGTCTGCTCCGGCCCACGCATATATAGCTTGATCATCGTCACCAGCTAAATACATTTGTTCACAATGATATTTTAATTTATCATACAGTTGCCATTGCAATGGTGATAAGTCTTGTGCTTCATCAATAAATATAGCTTTAAACATTGGTATTTTATCAGAGTGTAAAACAGATTTTATTATGTCGTTAAAATCAAAAAGATTATTTTTATCTTTATAGACTAAAAGATTTCTGTAAATGTGATTAAGAGTGTCATAGTCACTTACTTGTTTTTTATCATGTTCGTTAAGATCAAACTCTGCTCTAATATCTATGTCTTTATTTATAGCTCTTTGTATCATTTGAAAGTATGGGTTGTTGCAAGTCAAGAAATGTGTTTCTTCTTCGTTATATTTATCACTAAACGAAACTCTTATATTTAATTTTTTACCAAGGTCTTCGTAGTGATATGGTTGCATAATATCTTCTTCGTTTAATCCAAGTAAGTGATAACAGAATGCATGTATTGTTTGAAAGTATGGCACTTCTTTCTCAGACACATCAATTCTTTTACGTGCCTCCTCCGCTGCTTTTCTAGTAAATGCAAAGTAACCTATCTTATGTAAAGGCACACCAATACGTTCGTACGCTTTTACACGTCTAATTAATCTAAATGTTTTACCGGTGCCCGGTGGTCCATAGATTTTATTGATCTTTTCCATTGGCTTTCTTAAACCCATCTTTGAGTGATCCAGTCCAGCCAAATGATCCATGATGTGTTGTTTGTCCATCAACTACTCCGTAAAATTTAAAACCTGATTTTTTAATTAAGTTACAAAAATTAACATCCTCACCCCACCACGTTCCGTCTTTACCAAAACTAGTGTCCCAAAAATTATAAAAATATGAATTTGCTTTTTCAGATATTATTTCTTTTTGTTTTATTTTAAGATCAGGGTTGTCTTTAATTAATTTTTCATACACACTTCTATGAATTAATGTTAGACCTGCAGGTCCCATCTTTAATTCTACAATCCCTTTTTCATCCACTTCAATGTTAGTTGGATCGTTAAACTCTATTGAAAATTTTAATACTTGGTCTTGTGTTTTTTTTCTGTAGGGTACACAAATAGCGTCTTTCTTAGCTAATATCATTCGACCTACTACATCAGGTTCAAATTCTAAATCAGCATCTACAAACAATTGATAATCAAAACCTGATTCTAAAAATAATGCAGTTAATACATTTCTTCCATAACTAACATAAGGACATTTAAATGTCCCTATTTCTGCTTTTATTTTTGCTAGTGTAAATTTATTAAATAATTTTACGAGCGATAAACATGTTGGTACTTGCATTGTATCGTACGCAGGTAAAGATACAAATACACTTGGGACTTTTTGCGTCATACTATATTCTCCTTATCTTCTATTTCTATTATTTCTTCTGGTATCTCCTCTTTTTCTAAACCTTCTTTTGGAAGTTTTAAAACTCTTAATGGTGGAAAAGATTCTTCGTTATCACCTTTTGGAAATCTTTTTTGACAATCAAACTCTCCCTTAAAATACTGTTTAATCATGGTAGCTGTTCTTGCTCGCTCCTGATTCCAGTCACCACGTTTTAATTCATCGTAAAACTTATCGTACACAAAATAAAAATGTTGATCCTCATGTAATACAGATCCACTTTTAAATGCTGCATACGAGCTAGCTTTGGGTCCGTTCACATATATAAATAATTCTTTCTTTAACATGTCTACAGGGTTTGTGCCTGCAGGTGGTTGAATTGTTTCCATGGTTGCCCACAATCCATTTAATATGTTTTGATATTCTTTTTCTTTTATACTTGGTGGATACGTTGTTGTATGATCTGCAATCAGACTACGCATTTGTTTCATCTCATTAAATTGTTTGATGCTACGTGCATGTACCTGTACGATTTTATCTGCAG